AAATATTCTGGATAAAGCTTTTTAACAAACTTTTTTTTAATGATATATGCGGCTATCTTTTTAGTCGCAGCACTCTTCACGTCTTCTATAACAACTTGGTTCAACTCATTGTCAAAATATACAAAATCCGCTATATATTTTATGCCTTGTATTTTCTTGCCTTGGTTGTCAACAAAGGGTTTTAATATTTCAAATGCAACTTGTTCTTGTAAGTTTTTTATTAATCCTGCACTCTCTTTCATTTTTAAGCCATACGCACGATGCGCCTCTTTTCTCGAGTCATACCCATTATGTTTTTGGTTTCTGTACTTTTGTTTCATATTGACAAACTATAAGAATTTTTGATATTATATAAAAAAAACTTGTAATTATAAAGCATAATGATTGATCAAGATTTAGAAATATTAGCAATACAAACAACAAAATTAGAATTGGCAATTAGAAGGCAATTAAAAACGTTAAATTTATATAAAATAGAAAACCCAAACAAAGCAAAAAAAGAGTTAGTTAAGCTATGGACAAAATACGTAAAAAATAAAGATACTGCCGATATGTTTTTCACATGTCACATGCACTTAGAGTATATGAACCTGCTAAAAGATTTTGAAAAAGTTTTAGATAGTTAGAATGTATAACCCTTACACAAAAAAAGAGAAAGATAAGATAATGAAAGAAATCTGTTTAAAAATATCAGATGGGCAATCATTAAGGCAGATATGCAGAAATAAAAAAATGCCCCATAGGGTAACTATATTAAGGTGGTTAAATGAAGATGAAGAATACGCAGCCGATACTGCGCGCGCACGTTCATTACAAGCAGATGCACTAGACGATGATATTCAAGATGTAATTAATGAGATTAGAAGGGGTGACATAGACTACAACGCAGGCAAGGCGGTTATTTGGGGGCTACAATGGCGAGCTGCAAAACTAAGGCCTGAGAAGTACGGAGAGCAAAAGAAAGTCATTGATGTAAATATAAGCAAAGCTGAGGATTGGATAAAAAACGAACTTGTAGTAGTACAAGAGCAAAAAAAACTAATTCAATGTGAAGCTAATTATGAGGACGAGCAGCAAGCTGAATTCAACCCAATTCATGAAGTTACAAATTAACAAATTATATTATGCAAACCATACATATTGTATTAAAAGACGGCAATAAAAAATCACAATGTTTTTATAGTGAAAATTGGAATGAATTTCCAGATGTTTATAAACTTTATGGACTTAAAGAAGCAATTAGAAGGCTGCAAAAAGAATATAACAAACAAAAGTTTTTATTAGATATTAGTGACGTTGCCAACGATGATGACGGTTTTGTGTTTTACGTTTAACATTATACAATAAGTATAAAAAAAATTAAAATAGCTGTTGACTTGTAGGAACTAAAACCCTATACTGATTTTGTAACTTAATTAAATATACAAAATGGAAATAATCGATAACTACAAAGAAAAAGCATTGCACCACCTTAAAAGAAAAACGCTTCCGAATTTCTGGAGGCTAGAAGAAGAAAACAATTTGATTTTTATGTATGAAACAAAACTTGATAAGTTCTTCAAGTCTTTTGAAAGCTGGAAAGAAGCTTATGAATTCCTTTATTTTTTTACTAGATCAACAAAAAGATTCTGGATTGACAGAATAGATCAGGCTGCAAAAAAAAATTCAAAGATATGGGATACAGACTTGGAACCAATAGAGCAAGATTGTGTTGATTACATGCTAGAGTTTTTTAATTACGAGCAAGGCTCTTTTGAGCTTGAAGAGTTAAGGGAGATTCTGGCAGAAAATACAGACGATGAAAACCTAGTTAATACATGCGACATATTAATAAATGTTTTAATAAAGCATGATAAAAAAACAATAGAAGTTGAGTAATGGGAGCCTAGCTCCTATATTATATTTGTAACTAATTAATAAAACAAAATGGAAATAAACAAATGGCTTAAACGTACACTCATATATCGCTTGAAAACATTTAAGAAATATCAAGATCTGAAATTATTTGAACAGGAGTCAGGATATTTACTTATTACTGAAAATATACAAGGTTTTTTTATACCAAGAAAACCACTGGGACTTAATAAGACTTGCTCTAAAGCTAATTTAGAACTTGAAAGCCTTATAGAATTTTTAGAATCAATTAAATTAATAACATGGGTAAATATAGGGGATAAGGGAGAGATTATAGCATCACCAGGAAAAGGCGAGCTAATAAATAGATTTAACATTGTTGGCAAACAAATAAGTTTTTATAATTAAAGAAAAAACCAATGAAACCAGAGCAAATTAAAAAACAAAGAGAAGTCTATGGAATGACTCAAAAAGAATTTGCTATTGCTTTGGGTCTTTCTGAAATAAATGGCGATAGATATATTAGAGAACTTGAAAGTGGAAGAAAGAAGCCCTCTGGATTGTTTATTAGATGCTTAGAGCTGTTTGTAGAAAACGAAGATTTAAAAAACAATTTGTAAAAATGAAAGTATTATCTTTATTTGATGGATTAGGAGGGGCAAAACAAGCACTAAAAGAGCTTGATATTGATTGTAAGTATTATAGTTCAGAAATAGATAAATATGCAATACAAGTTGCTAAGGCTAATCATTTAGATATAGAACAAATCGGAGATGTTAAAGAGGTTAAAGCATATAATAATATTGATCTTTTAATCGGTGGTTCGCCTTGCCAGGACTTATCAATAGCAAAAAAAGATAGAGAAGGACTAGAGGGAAAAAGATCAGGGCTATTTTATGAATATCTAAGAATATTAAACGAAACAAAACCGAAATATTTTATTTTAGAGAATGTTGCTAGCATGAGTAAAGCAAGCAAGGATATAATCACAAAAGAATTATTTAATATAGAGCCTGAAATGATTAATAGCTCTTTACTTACAGCACAAAATAGAAAGCGTTATTACTGGGTCGGCAAGTTAGTTGATGGCAAATATAGGCAAGTGAAAATAGAACAGCCAGAAGATAAAGAAATATATTTAAAAGATATTATTGAGGAAGGTTATGTTAATAGAGTAAAGAGCTATTGTTTAGATGCTAACTATTTTAAAGGTGGCAATTTAAAAAGTTATTTTGAAAAAGGTAGAAGGCAATTAGTTTTTAACAAACCTATAAGGCTAGGACATTTTAACAAAGGAGGGCAAAGCGATAGGGTTTACTCAATAAAAGGTAAATCAATTTGCTTATCTGCTAATGGTGGCGGAAAAGGAGCAAAAACAGGTTTATATAAAATAGAAGGAGTTGCTAGAATGCTATCTACTATTGAATGCTGTAGACTTCAAGGCTTTCCAGATCATTATGTATCAATAGTTAGTAATACTCAAGGCTACAAAGCACTAGGTAATAGCTTTACTGTTCCGGTAATTAAGCATATTTTAAAGCATATTTTTTAAGATAAAATAAAAACAGATGGATATTTTAATAGTTAAAGACAAAAGTTTTAAAATAGAAATTGTAAATAATGTTTTAAAAATTGACGGTATATTTGCACACGATAATGAAACAAAACAAAACGACCTTGAAAAAGTATATCAGCATATATCAGAACAAACGGGGCTTTCAAAAGCTTGTGTTTTTAAGTGTTTTATAAAAGCTTTTTTAAAATACAAAAGAAGCAACAAATATAAAAGTTTCACAGAGTGCTTAAACGCCTCTTTTGCAAGTGATGGATTTAACGAGTGTTAAAAAATGAATGAACAAGAACTTTTTAGAGAATTTAAACAAAACTTTCCCTACTATGCCGAAAGATGTTTAAAGATTAGAACTAAAAACAGTGCAATAGAGCCATTTAAGCTCAATAAGGCGCAGAAATACATTCATGATAAGCTAGAGAAACAGAAATTACTTACAGGGAAAGTAAGAGCTATAATTTTAAAGGGAAGACAACAAGGTTGCAGCACGTACGTTGCAGCAAGATATTATCACCAAGTGACTCACAGCTTAGGAACAAAAGTATTTATCTTAACGCATCTAGACGATGCAACAAAAAATCTGTATAAGCTTGTACATAGATATCATGACAACATGCCTGAGCCAATGAAGGCAACTACAGGAGTTTCTAACTCCTCAGAGCTTGTATTCTCAACGCTTGATAGTGGTTATGCAATAGGAACCGCAGGAAGTGGCAGTGTTGGACGTTCAGACACTATACAGTTGTTGCATGGCTCAGAAGTTGCATTCTGGAAAAATACAAATGAAATAAGTTCTGGTATAATGCAAACTGTGCCAGACACAAAAAATACTGAGATAATATTAGAATCGACTGCTAATGGAATTGGTAATATGTTTCATAAGATGTCTATTGCAGCCCTTGCAGGTGAAAGCGAGTATCAAATGATCTTTGTCCCGTGGTTTTGGCAAGATGAATACAGGTTAGAATTACCTAAAGACTTTGTACTTACTAGCGAAGAGATGGAATATAAAACCCTTTATAAGCTAGATGACAAACAAATAGCATGGCGAAGAAACAAGATAAATAACTTTGCAGGCGGACTGTGGCAGTTTAAGCAAGAATATCCTGCAACGGCTGTTGAGGCGTTTCAAACATCAAGTGATAATAGCTTAATATCTTCTGAAGTGATTATGAATGCAAGAAAGGCAGAAAATGTACATGCAGACGATATTAAAGTAATTGGTGTTGACCCTGCATGGAAAGGAAAAGATAAAACTGCCATTGTGTATCGAGCTGGTAGAGTGCAATATAAACATGAAATGTTTGAAGGTTTAGACACAATGCAAGTTGCAGGACGACTAGTACAAATTATAAATAACGAAAAGCCAGACAAAATATTTATAGACGTTGGAGGAATTGGCGCAGGTGTTTATGACAGATTAAGGGAATTAGGTTTTAATCAAGTAGTAACAGCGGTAAATTTTGGACAAAAGGCAGATAATGGCGATAGATACGCAAACAAACGCGCTGAGATGTGGGATAGAATGAAAGAATGGCTAAACAATGGAACGGTAAAGATAGAAGATATCGACGCGTTGCATTCAGATATACAAGCACCAGAATATAGCTTTGATTCATCAAGTAGATTGTTATTAGAGAAGAAAGAAAGCATAAAAAAACGATTAGGTAAGTCACCAGATTTAGGCGATGCTTTAGCCTTAACATTTGCTTTTAATGTAGCAAACAAAGAATTTAAGGCTAGATATGGCGTAAGCAATACAGTACAAGCAAATTCAAATTGGGGTGTCTATGATTAGTAGAAATTACAGAGAGGAAGACTATAAAGATTTACAGAAATGGTATAACCATTATGCAACGGGTGAATGGGTATGCCCACCAGTGGAAATATTACCTACAGATACAGGTTTAGTTGTAGAATATGAAGGAGAAAAGATTTGCGCAGGATTTATATATCTTACCAATTCAAAAATAGCTGCCTTAGAATTTACTATTGCAAATTATGACACAAATAAGGAAATAAGAAGGCATGCTATAACGTTGTTATTGACTAAGCTTATAGAACTTGCTAAAAATAAAGGTTACAAGTTTATCTTTTCATCCACTAATAACGCTGGGTTAGCTATTCGTTTCAGAAAACTTGGGTTTGTTAGAACGGATCAAGTTTATAACTATTTAAAGGTTTTATAATGGCAGCAGCAACAACAGCCGTTACATTAGGATTGGCAGCAGCAGGGGCAGCAGGTCAAGCGGTCTCGGCACATAAACAAGCAATGACAGCTAGAAGGGCAGAAACAAGAGCAAAAAATATAGCAAGAGCTGAAAAAGAAAGGCAGGCAGAAATTGCAGCTATACAAACAGCAAAAGAAGCAGAACAAGCAACAGAGTTTAGACAACAACAAAGATTAGCAGCAAGTGGCAGAATTGGGAGAAGAAGCCTTCTTACTGGCTCGGCTCTTGGCGTGCAGTCAACACTTGGTTAATAAACTCTTGCATAAATATTATCGAGGTTTACAACTATGTGTTGTATTTACAAATAACTATTAAATAAATCATATGGTAAATGAAGTAACTGGAAGCATCACTAAAATACTTGATACGACAAGCGGTGACACTGGCGACACGCAAACAATTACAGAAAGAGAACAAACGCTAAAAAAAGCGCACATTCAAATAGAGGTTGGGTCTGGCGACACTATAGTGCTTGAGGGAAAGCTTGAAAGCTCTCTATCTTTTGTAACATATAAAGCTATTCAGACAAACGATTTGTTTACTATGGATTTGCCGCCAATATTTAGAGCAAGAAGAACTGTAGACGGTGGTACGGAAGACAGTCAAGTTTGGGTTCAAAAATTTGGAAATACTATAGAAAATTAATGGTTAATGCAGTTCAAAGCCCAATATCTCATCCTATAGAATTACCTTGCTCAAAAAATTTGTGTGAAGATAGTAACGCTTTTATTACCTACTGGAAAACAGATAATGCAGGAGTATCAAATAGTGATCAAATTGCAATTCCGACAGGTAGTAACGGTTCCTATAATTGTTGGGTAGATTGGGGCGATAACACATCTGATTACATTACAGCCTATGATGACCCGAAATGGACTCATACTTATCCTGCGGCTGGAGAATACGAGGTGAGAATATATGGGCTTTTTACTATTATTAGATTTGCGAATGCTAACGATAGGCTGAAACTTCTTGAAGTCAGGCAATGGGGAGATTTAAAATATCAAACTTCTAATGCGCATTTTTATGGGTGCAGCAATGTTACAATGCCAGCAACAGACAAATATGTGCTTGCACAAGGTGGTCTTTTTAGGCTGTTTAGGGACTGCTCGTCTATAGTAAAATTTCCAAGCATGACAATTTCAAATATGGAGAAGGCGACTGGAGTTAATGAAACTTTTTATAATTGCAGTTCTATGACAGAAGATTTTGGAGAATGGCGTTTTGGCAAAAATCTTACTCTAAATAATACTTTTAGACAATGCACTAGTTTAGATTTTAGTATGGCTGATTGGAATGCTCAATATATAACTTCTGGTACAAATTTTTTACAAGGAGGTCAGCTGTCAATTGCAAATTATAGTGGAACTTTAATAGCTTGGGAACAATTAAATTTATTTGATGGTGTTAATATTCACTTTGGCACCTCAAAATATAATGCGTCAGGATTAGTTGCAAAGGTTGCAATAATAGAAGATGACAGCTGGGGATTTATAGATGGAGGACTAGTAATATGAATAGTATAATTGAAAAGCCAACAAGGACCACTTACTACATAGCTTATAACGGACAACACCCGCCATCACACTATGGGGTAATTGAAAAAAATAATGTTATGGAAACTAAATATGATGATATGGAAACTTTCACAAGGAAAGCCGACTTTCTTAAAAGATGCAAAGAGCTAGAAATAGATACAACTGAATTATTTGATACTGAATAATGGCTGAGCTAAATATAACGCACTTAAAAAAAAGAATAAATGCCGCTAAGGGCGTTCAAATGCAATATAAAGCATTATTTGAAGGTGCGTATGAATTAGCTTTGCCTCAAAGAAACTTGTATAATAGGCGTTCGCAAGGTGAGATTAAAATGGACAAAGTCTTTGATTCTGCTGGTATTATGGCAGTTAATGGCTTTGTTAATCGCATGCAGTCAGCTTTAACTCCTCCTTTTACCAAATGGGCTGAATTAAAAGCAGGGCCAGCAATTCCACCAGAGCGTAAACAAGAAGTAAACAAAATATTAGAATTAGTTACAGATATACTATTCTCAACATTAAACAGCTCTAACTTTTCAGTTGCAGTCGGTGAGATGTATTATGATTTGGCTGTTGGAACTGGCGCTATGTTAGTGCTAGAAGGTGATGAACAAATGCCTATTAAGTTTATTACTGTGCCAACAGCTAATCTATGTTTAGATGAATCTGAAAACGGTCAAATATCTGGGATATACAGAGATCATAAAGTAGCAGCTAGAGGCATTATGGCAACTTTTCCAGATGCTAAATTAACTAGTGATTTATCTGATTGCATACAAGACAACCCTGAAAAAGAAATAGAGTTTGAAGAATCCACCTATTGGGATGATAAAGATCAGTTGTGGAGATACGAAGTTATTTATAAAAATGACAAGATTGT